TCGACGGCGCCGGTTTTATAGTTCTGCGCGCCATCCGCTTGCGTGAACCAATGGCCGGAGTCTTCGAAGCATCCGCCGGCCGCTCGCATGGCGTCGCGCAATGTCATGACGTGCGCCTGTTGCTCGGCCGCGGCCGCCGGGCCGCATATGCCGGCCATGTCGAATTGCAGACCATAGGCGCCGACATAGCCATGCTCGGCCGCGTCGCCATGCTCGGCCGACTCTGGCGTGACAATCTGATAGGTGACGTTGAAAAGCTTACGCATTGTCCGACTCCTCGCTGGAGTCGTCGCCATAGGCGGCCGGAATCCGCTCGCCGCTATGGTCGCAAGCGAGATCGGAGTCCTCATAATTGATCTGGCACGCAACGACTCGCCAGCCATCATTGGTGCCGCTCGAGATGCTGGCCAGGACGGCGCGCAACTCGGCGCGCACGGATTCGAACGACAAGGCGGCGCCATCGCTTGTCACGAAATACATTTGATAGGCGCCTGGCCATGCATAGGCGCCGGCGCGCAACGTGGCTTTGAGCTCGGCGGCCGTTTTGATGCACGCATATGTGCGGCAATAGACGGCGCGCAACGGCGCCTTGTGCGACCATTCCGCGGCGCGAGTGTCATACAAGGCGCCGTTGGATTCGCTGCAAAATAGGTGACTTGGCAAGGCCATGATCTGACTCCGTGGTGGTGGTGGTTAGCGACATTGACGGCGCCGGCCTAGGCGCCGCTGATAGTTGCTAGGGCAGAACGACGGTACCGGCGCCGTCATTGAATGCGGCTTTCATTTCGTCCGACGGATAGAAGCCCAGGTGATAATCGCCGCGCGAATAGCCGCCGCTCGCCAGTTGCTCGAGCGTTTCGCGGCCGGCCTTTATATCTGCCAGCGCATTGCGTATTGCGCGCTCGATGGTAGCGCAGATAGTCGGATAAGCGGCGCCGGCCGCCTTTGCCGCGCGCCGTTCGGCTAGCAGGCGTCGCGCCGTTGCGCGGTCATTTGCGAGTTCGTCTTTTGTGTCGGCATAGAGCGAACCGGCCTCCCACGCGGTTTGATATTCCTTTTCCGACTCGGCCACGCGCCGCGCCATTTCGTCGGCCGCATATGCTGCCTCTTTGGCGCCGTCGCCATTGTTGCGATTTGACGGGTAATAGTCCGAGTCCGTATCCGACTCGAAGATGCGGCCGAAATCCAGAACTAGGCCGCCTTCGTCTTCGTCGAAGTCATATCCTGCCACAAACTGCGCCTTGCCGTTGCGCGCCGGCAGCTGATAGACGACTCCGAAACACAGATTCCAGCCTTCGCCATACGGATCTGTGAACCATCCGGTTTTGCAGCTCGAGTCCCACTTGTCGCGGCCGCCGTAGGACTCTGGCGCGACGCGCCCGACAAAGCGAAGGCCGGCCGCTGCAGGGTTGTACGGGTGGCCAAGCTTTTCGCCGCGGCCGCTTTCCTGCCAATGCACGGCCGCATATGGCTTAACAGGCGCCGGATAGCGCTTTTTGCCGGCGGCCACGTCGGCGCGCGCGCGACCTAGGCAAACTGCAGCGCTGCGCGCCGGAAAGTTTGCGAGCGGCGCGACATTCTGCCGATGCCAGCGATAGGCGGCGCGCAGTTCTGTTGACGTGGTGGCGTTCATTTCTCGACTCCGTGGTGGTGTTGCGTGGTGGTGGTTTTCAGGCGCCAATGCCGCGCGCCGCATGGCGCATGGCAAAGGCCAGCAAGGCGAGCAAGGCGAGCGCTGCAGGCGCGCAGATGATGGCCGCGAGCCATGGCTCGGCGCGGCGCCAGAACGCGCGAGCGGCGCGGCGATTGCGGATTCGCGTGGTGGCGGCCATGGCTAGTAGCCAAGCCAAACCAGAACGGCGCGCGCGGAATATTCCGCGCAATCGCCTAGCTCGGCCAGCAACTCGGCGCCGTCAATTCCGTGGCGCTTGCATTCGAGCAAGGCGCGCGCCTTGCTAATCCGAATTCCGTTTGCGCTTTCCAGATAGGCCATTTTTTCGACTCCTCATTTCCTATCGCCCATATGCGCGCATGAGAGAGTCGGAGTCAAGGCGAATTCGCATTTAGTGTTGACTCCGACTCCGGGTTAGGCGCATATGGTCTCAGGAACAAACGGAGTCGGAAAATGTTGAAACCGGTTTTTGCCTACATGGCCGCGCGCCGCGCCGCGGCCGCCCGCCGCGCCGCTTGTCTCGAGTGCAAGCGCAACTTGCGGCGCGCCTTGGCTTTCGCTCGCCTTGGCAATTACACCACGGCGCGCCGCGCCTTGCACAAGGCGCTCGCCGCGGCCAATCGCGGCAATCTGGCCAGCCGCTCGCAGATCTTTTCCGCCATGAACGCATGCCGCGCCGCGGCCGCGAATTAGGGAGTCGGGATATGCTCACCGAACGCAAGAAAGCCGATCGCGCGCAAATGGCCACGGCCGTTGCAATGCTCGCAGCGTCGCTAGGCGCGAACGTCGAAATTGAGCCGGAAGGCTCCAATTCGATTGCGCCGCGCCGCGTCGTCGTCCGTATGAGGGCCGCCCGCGGGCTTTGCCTAACCGTCGATTTCGACGGGGATTCCACACAGCCGGACACCCACATCCTTAGCTGGCACATGGCAACGGACGTCGACACTTGCCTAGCCAGTGCGTTTTGCCGCGTCGGAGACGTCAGCGCCTACCACTTCCGCAAGGCGACAAGCGTTGCGGAAGGCTTCGACGATCTTTGCGACGTGTTGCGGCGCGGTCTCGAGATTGCCGCATCGGGCGAAGCTTTTAGCGATGAACGTGAGGCGGCCGCTATCGCCGAGCGTGGCGAGACTGCTGCGCAACGGGATGCCGTCCTAGACCGCGCCTTTGCCGCCAATAAGGCGGCAGGAGAAAGCGGCGCACTTGGCCCGGCTTTCTCCATGGATTGCGCGGCCGCTATCGCTTTCATCGAGAAATGGGCGCCGGACGGCGTTCCCCTGGCGATTTCAGCCGACGGTCGGCGAGTCGTCGCGGCCGATGCGGCATGCGCTAGCCGGCCTGTTGCGGCAGCGGCCTAACCCACCACCACCACGCGCCACGGCGCACAAGAGGAGTCCAGATATGACCACCACCACAAAAGATCCGAAACCTGCAACGCAACTTGCGGCCATCCTGGCGCGCGAGACTCGTAAGGTTTCGGCATTTCGCGCCGCTCGGGATGCGGAGTCATTGATTGCGCTCGGCGGCCGCGCCGCTCGCGTCGCAGAACAGCGTTGCAACGGCATTCCCCGTTGGAACGCTGCCGCGCGCCAGATGCTGGCAGAATGGACGGAACAAGATGAATCGCGCGCCGATCGCGCCGTGTCGCGCATCGAAGCGCAGGCGCGCGAAATCCTGGCGCCTTATGGCGCGACACGTATCAAGGCGAGCGGAGATCCGCGCGGCTATGTGCTGCGCTTCAATCTCAAATCCGGCGCCAGCAATGGCATGTCCGATGGCTGGGGAGTCTGACGCCATGGCACGCATGGACAAGGACTCCGCTCGCGACCTGGCAACGCGTTTTCGTATCCCGCTAGACTGTGATTTTCACAGTCTCGACTCTGCAACCGTGGAGTCGATCATTGCCGCAGCAGATAGCGTCAAATATCGCGCGCCGGCCAATCGCAACGGATCTAGAGCGCGCTACTTTTACGCTATGCTGCAACGCTTGGCCGCTCGCACCGCCTAACGCTTTCGGCCGGCGCCATGCGCGCCGGCTTTATGGCGTTATGCCAAGTCACCACCACAAGAGGAGTCGACCATGCGCGCACCATTAACCCCGCGGCGTTACCCAACGACGGCAGATGCTTTGGCAGCGACTGAGGCGGCGCGCAAAGCAGGAGTCGAGTTGCCAGGCGCATACGACATAGAGAACGCCGCCTTGCATCGCCTGGCATGGGCGAGGCAGCAGTCGCGCCGCCGGCCGCCTAATGACTATTACCGATCATTCTTGCAGAGTGTTGCCAGAGATGCGGCAAACACAATTCGCCTTGCTCGCGCGCTGCAGGCCGCCCCATGATCCGCACCGCCTGGCTTACCGCACTGGCCATCGGCGCGCCGCTCGCCTTGCTCCTGGCAGGCGTCCTGCTGGCCATGGCTATTGCTACGGCGCGCCGGCCACGGCCGCCACCACGGCCGCCTAGTCGACGCTAACCACCGACCACCATAGCGGCCGCCTTGTGCGGCCTTTCTTTTTGCCCGGCGCCCATTGTGGCGCCGTTTGCGTTTGGGCCGGCCTAGCAGACAATGGCGCGCCGTGGTGGCCACGCTAGCTGGCCGGCCGATCGAGCATGGCCAGCGGCGCTAGGTAGCAGGCGGCCAAGTAGCAGGCGCCTTGCCTGCCACACGCCACGCCATGCGATCGCCTTGGCATGCCGCCTAGCTGGCCGGCCACCGCTCGCCTTGCCACCGCCACGGCAGGCGCCTTCAGCGATCGAGCCCTGGCCACGCGTGCCACGCGTGCCGCTCGGCTTGCCCAACCTTGCCCAACCCGCAGCCGCGCGGTTGGGCATGGCGCAACCCGTTGACAGGCAACAGCTATCCGGAGCGGCTGCCCAACCTTGCCCAACCTACGCAATCGCGGGTTGTGCAGGGCCGCCCAGGCATGCCTAGGTGATGTCTCAGACATCAACAATGATGTATAATACATCAACCTTGATGGCTCAGCCATCAGGGGGAGGGTCAATCTCGCCGACCTCGACGAGCCCCCTACCGCCCGCCCCCCTCTTCATACACTGCTGCGATTGGAATTATGACCCTAAATCCAGTTAATTTTTTGGTCTGCCCAACCTAGCGCCCAACCTGTGCCCAACTTGATTCTGGGTTGGGCAAAGGAGGGCGCCCAACCTAGCGCCCAACCTGGGTATATATATCTTTAGATATATACCCGGAGTAGGGCGGTTGGGCAGTGGGTGTTGCCCGCCCCACCTGAGAGAGATTTAGGTTGGGCACTGGTTGTGCAAAATGGGGTGGTCGATAGGGGGCGAATGGACGACATGCGAAGTCGCGTAAAAGGCTTGACCGGCACGCGCGTATGCGGCACGGTGATTGCGAGTTGGAGGATGGTAGATGAACGAGATGAGGGAACGGGTGGCCGACATTCTGGCTAAGCAGGTCGGGTACACGTCGCTGATGGCGTTGCCCGCCGGCGGCCGAGACAAGTTCCGCGACAGGGCGGCAGAAGTCATCGCAGCCATGCGCGAGCCGACCGAAGAGATGGTTGCGGTCGGCTGCGCGGTTATGGACGAAGAGGAAGGTGACCTGCCTACCGAAGTGGGCGTAATGGCGGCGTTCGTTGCCATGATCGACCCAGAAGACATACGCCGCACCGTCGTCGACATGTGGCTCGACATCGATCGTTACAGCGACCGCGTTGCCATACGGCAGGACGTGGCCAACCTGATCATCGCAGAGCGCAAGCGGCACGAGCAAGCATACGCGGCGCTGCGCAAGTCGAACCAGTGCCTGCGCGACGTGGCCATGAAGGTCGGGCCGCTGCATGCGTTCTGGGACGTGATCGCCGACAACGACGCCATCCTCGCAGGCGTCAAATGACCCGCATTCGCCTACGCACCACGCGCGCCTCGCTACCGAACGGCACGGTTGTTGTCCGCAAGCAGATCATCGCGGCCCCGGAACTCGAGTGGCGCCTGCAAGCGGCGGCGGTGCGTCGGCTACGCGGCATGGCGGGGTACGGCGACCGCTTTGGGCCGGGCGTGACCTTCACGATCGCCGGCGACTTCAATGCGGCGCGCCGCTCGCCACAGGAGTCGGTGAAGGCGAAGGCGACCGGCCTGACGCCAGGCGAGGAGGATCTTCGGGTCTACATGCGCGGCGCCCGGCTTGGGCTGATCGAGTTCAAGGCAGAACGCGGCCGGCTGTCGCCGGAGCAGAAGGTGCGGCACGAACTTCACCGCGGGCTCGGTTTCGAAGTCGAGGTCGTGAAGGCGAAGACCGAGGACGAGGCTGCGGATGCGGTTGAATCTCTGGTGCGCCGTTGGCTGGCGCAGCCGGCGAATGGATACGAGGTCGGTGTGAGGCATGGTAGGACGTTAGGCTACTACGCCGCGGCGAATGACGTGCTCGGCCTGATCAACACGATCGAGGAAAGGGTCGTGGCGAAGAAGGACATGTACGCGTCGGTGTCTGCGCTGCGGCCACCGGCAAACGACAACAGCGAAGGGATGGCGGCGTGAGTATCCGCCTTCGCAACGTTGGCGGCCTGCGTGTCGCTCTATGCGGCTACGAGACTGACGAACAGCCCGGCGATGCCTATCTCGACGACAACGAGCACTATGCACTGGCGGCCAAGTTTGCCCGCGATTTCGCCGGCACGGTCAGTATCTCCGGTGGGCTTCCTGAATACCCAGACGAGTGGGCCGCGATGGATACGCAGAAACTGCGGGACGCCACCACAAGGACAGACCTATGACCACCTCAATCGTCATCCCCACCCGCCAGCGTCTGCGGCACGCCACCACCCCGGCCGTTCGCGACGCCAACGGCAAGGTGCTTGTGGCTGCCAACGACAACTTCGCAGTCGACCCCGCGACGCGGGCGTACCGCGTCGACACGCCAATCGAGCGCCTGGCCAAGGCCAAGCGCATCACCGCTACCCAGCTTGAGGCAGGCAACCGCTTCTACGCCGACTTCTACGCAGCTGGACTGTCGCCGCTTGGCGCCGTCGACTACGGGAAGCCGATGGTTGACGGCACGTCCCCGGCGGGGCAGTCGGACTATCGTGCCGCTGCGGGGGAGCGCTATCGGCGCGCATGCCTCGCCATCGGCCCGGCGCTGCTCAAGGTGATCGACCGTGTGGTGTTGCGCGAGATGCAGGTCGAGGCTGCGGGGAGGGACGTGTCGGGCCGAGCCGACGACACGCCGGCGCGTTCGGTCGGCATGTGGGCGCTGACTGAGGGACTCGACGTCCTAGCCGCGTTCTACAAGCTGGTTACGCCGAGATCGAACTAATTTATGCGAAATCGCATTTTCCGTTTGACACGTCCCCGCGTAAGGTGCATGGTATTTGCACAGTGAGTTTTGCCGCCCGCAGTCAGTTGAGGCCAGCGGGCGTTTTCTTTGGGGGCGGCCGTGACCAAGCGAAGCGTGATCGCCGGTAAAGTGATGCACACACCTGACTACGATGTTCGCAGGGTGCCGGCCGAACCTGACGCGGTTGTGGGCGCTGCCGCGAGGAGCGACGCGTCGGCGTCGTTCAAGGTTGGCCTCTACAGCGACGGTGGTCGCACATGGGCGCGCGACAAGGCCCTGCTCGTGGCGCTCGGCGTCGACGGCGACGTGCCGCTGGCGGTGGCCAGGGTGAATGCTGGGCTGGATGGCAAGCGGAAGTGGCTGCACGAGACGCCATGCGGGCAGAAAATCATGGTTCCGTTTGCGGTCCTGATGTCGGCAGCCAACGACAACGAACTCGCGGTGAAGGCCGCGTAACGAACGAGGCGCCGGTGGAGAGTAGGTGCAAAAGCGCCTGCGAGTCGGTCACCCTGCAGATGGCCGCGGAGACGGCGCCTCTACTAAATCGGAAGTTCCAGGGCCTGGCCCGCGACACTACGCCGGTACACCGGCACCGCAGCGATAAAGCGGTTGGTGGCTTCCGATACCAAACGAAGATGCCTGCGGCCCGGTGACGGTGTCCGTTCGGGCGGGTTGCGGTGTTGCACAAGGCACCGTCCGCCGCCATACGTTGCCTGCGCCTTGTGGTGGGTGACCATCTTCGGACTAATTGCTGCACCGCGAGGGATGCCAGGAAGGCATACGGCGGATAGCCAAAGGCCCACCGCATGGGAGCCGGCAGCAATACCCATCAACCGGCGCGACCTCCTCCGCGACGGTTGGTCCGGCGAGCTCCGTCTGAAGCCGGAAATGGCATCGACGTTGAGCTCGCCGTCAGTTTCAATCCCGAAAGGGACTTAAGTTAAGTAAAACGCTACTCCTTCCGCCAGCGCGCCGCGGCAGCGTTCCTCGCGATCTCGCTCCGGCGCTCTGGCGACAATCTTTCGGACCGGGTGCGCCCACCCTTCTTGCCGAGTTCTTGGGCTGCGGAGTCGGTAACGACTGACTCAGGTTCCTCTGCGGTGGCGATGCGTGCAACGCGCACTGCATTGCCGATCACGTCTGCTGGCCGCTTCTGGCCTTTTGGTCCTGTAGGCATGGCCGCAAACATACCACATCCCGCTGTCGTTTTCTAGCGGCAGCACCAGCTCGGTCCCGGTCGAGCGGCTCAAATCAGCGCGGGTCGGCCTCTGCTTGGCGATCCCGCCCAAGACACCGACCACCCTTGCATTCGAGATACCCGACTGGTGCCTCCTTGGGCGGAGCTGCCTGCGGCTGGTCGGCCCTAACCACCACCACGAGGAGAACGCCATGCACCCCACCAGCGAAAAGCCTGTATTCGCCGTCGGCCCCGAACACTACCAGCCGGGCGACATCGTCACGCTGCTGAGCGGGGGGCCTGACATGACCGTCCTGGACGCATGCCCCTCTTGCGGCGAGGTCGACGTCGCCTACGCCACGCCGAAGGGCAAGATCAGCATCCTGACGCTTCCCGCCATTGCGCTGGAGTTAGCGGAGTGAGGGCGGCGTGGACGCGCCCGCGCATCAGCATCGGAGTCGAACATGACGAGCATGGCGACCCGTTGTTTCAGGTTGGCGATGATGTCGTCGGCACCGTTCGGCAGGTGAAGGCATTCATCGCCAGGTATGAGGGCAGTGTTGGGGGTGTCGGGTTGAAGTTTAAGATAGACCCATCGGCGTTCACTCGTGCCGTCGAAGAGGCGACAAGCGCCGCTAAGCGCCTGCGGCAGGCTCTTGACGCGATCGAAGATGCAGAGATTGGCATCAGCGTCGTTGAGGTGCGGCGGTGATCGCCCTTGCCGCCGATTTCGGCCGCTACGCCGAGCCACCCAGCTTGCTCGATCGCATCTGGCGGCGCATTCGCTGGGCCGTCCATGGCCCGGAGCCCGACTTGGCCATGGAAGGATACGGCGGATGACCGACATCAAGTTGCCGCGTGAAATAGTTCGGTCGTGACCGACAACCGGAGCGCTGATGCGGCAGAGTACCGAAAGCTCTACGCCACCGCGCGCTGGAAGAGACTCCGCGACTGGTTCCTGTCCGAGAACCCGCTTTGTGCGCGGTGCATCATGCAGGAGATCGTCGAGCCTGCGACGGTCGTTCATCACAAGGACGCGCACCGCGGCGACCCTGAGAAGTTCTGGAGCGGGCCATTCGAGGCGCTATGCGCGCCCTGCCACAACAAATTCGGGCAACTCGAGGACCACGGCAAGACCACCATTCAATTCGGGCCGGACGGCTGGCCCCTGTGAGCGTTTGAGGAGGCGCGCACCAAATGAGCAAGATCGAACTCCAGCGCGACCATACCGGCAAGTTGCACGCCGTCGTCGGCGGCAGCCCAATCGCCGGCGCCATCGTCAGGGACATCACGCCGTTCAATGACATCGGGCTCGGCGTCACGATCATCGTCCCGCTTCGCGACGTCACGGTGAGTGAGTTGCACAACGTCGTGCCGCTGGTGCGGCCGGCAAGGTAGCACTATGGCTCGACCGCGCACCCCGCTCGCCAAGGCGAAGGCGCTGGGCAGAGACAAGGTCAACCCGGCGAGGTTCGAGGGGCGGAATGAGCCGCTTGTCTGGGAGCCTGTTGGCGAGCCGTTCGCGTGGCTAAAGCCGAACGCGAAGCAGGCATGGCGCGACCTCGCCGACGAGATCCCGTGGCTCAACAAGAGCCACCGCGGGCTGCTGTCGATCGCCGCCACGATCCGCGGGCGGATGATGGGCGACAGCGTCGAGGATGTCGGAGTCCAAGCCATGAATCTTTACAGGCAGGCTCTGGGGCAAATGGGGGCCTCGCCGGCCGATGCGTCCAAGGCTGGAGTGATGCCAAGTGGCGAAGAAAAAGACCCCGCCGACGATTACTTCAAGTAACCCGTCCAAGCACCCGCTCGGCGACCCCGTAACCGCCTACGCAAACGACGTACTGTCCGGTGCCATCATCGCAGGCCCGCATGTCCGCAACGCCTGCCGACGCCACCTAGCCGACCTAGAGCACGGTCACGATCGCGGGCTGACGTGGGACTTGGACGCCGTCCACCGCGTCATTGGTTTCTTCCGTGATGTGCTGCGCCTCAATGGCGGGCAATTCGAGGGCCTGCCATTCCACCTGCAGCCCATGCAGGCGTTCATCATCGGCTCTATCTTCGGCTGGAAGCGGGCGGACGGCACGCGCCGGTTCCGCCGCGCCTACATCGAGGCCGGCAAGGGCTGCGGGAAGTCGCCGCTCGCCGGCGGCATCGGCCTCTACGCGATGATGGCGGACGGCGAGGATCGCGCTGAAATCTACGCAGCGGGCAAGGACAAGGCTCAGGCCATGGTCCTGTTCCGCGATGCCGTTGCGATGGTCGATCAGTCGCCGGCGCTCGCGAGCCGCATCACCAAATCAGGCGGTAACCCGGTCTGGAATCTCTCCGACCTGAAGACCGCTTCGTTTTTCCGGCCGATCTCGCGCGAAGGCGCCAGTTCCGGCCCGCGCCCCTATGTGGCGCTGTGCGACGAAATCCACGAGCATCCGAACGGCGACGTCATCGAGATGCTCGAGCGTGGCTTCAAGTTCCGCCGTGCGCCGCTTCTGCTGATGATCACCAACTCAGGATCGGATCGCAACACGATCTGCTGGGCCGAGCATCAGCATGCAGTCAAGGTGGCTGCCGGCACGCAGACTCCAGACGAGGACTTCACCTACGTCGGCGAGACATGGGACGGCACGGACGACGCGTTCTCATACGTGTGCGCGCTCGACAAGGACGATGATCCGATCACGGACCCGTCGTGCTGGCCGAAGGCAAACCCGCTGCTCGGCGTCACGCTGAAATACGAGTACCTGGAGGGCGTCGTCGCGCAGGCGAAGGACATTCCCTCCAAGCGCAACGGCATCCTGCGGCTGCATTTTTGCGTTTGGACCGAGTCCGACACGGCATGGATACCTCGCCCGCTGCTCGACAGGGTGATGGTCGACTTCGACCCCTATGTCGAGCATGCCGGTCAGGAGATCACCGGCGCCGGCATCGACTTGTCCGGCACGAAGGATCTCACCTCCGCGGCGTTCTGCATCGAGACGGGCGTAAAGCTCGTCAAGAAGGCGGATGGCACCGAGTCAGACCTGCCGACATACGATCTTTGGGTCGAGTCCTGGACGCCTGGCGACACCATGGATGAGCGTTCCAAACTCGACCACGTTCCGTACCGACTGTGGGCAGAGAGTTTCCACAAGAACGCCGCCGGCGAGGATACCACGCAGCCATACTTGAACGCGCCGGAAGGCTCGCGGGTGAGGTTCGACCACGTCGCTGCGCACTTTGCGCGCATGGAATCTGCCAACGGCATGTCCGTTCGCGTTCTCGGCTACGACAAGTACGCCTACGACGACTTCGCCGAGGAACTAGACAACTACGGACTCGACTTTGAGACCGTGGCGCACCCGCAGGGCGGTAAGAAGCGCGCCAAGCCGAGTGAGGAGAAGGTTGCCGCGGCAAAAGCCAACGGCGAGCCGGTCCCGCTTGGCCTCTGGATGCCCGGTTCTGTCGGAAAACTCGAGGAATTGATCCTTGAGGAGCGCGTTCGCATCCGCAAAAGCCCGGTCACCATGACTGCGCTCATGGGCGTGGCGATCGAAACCGACCCGCTGATGGGGAACCATTGGTTTTCCAAGAAGAAGGCGACGGTACGCATCGATCCGGCTGTGGCGGCTGCCATGGCGGTTGGAGTCGCAACTGAAGGCGTCTCCGGCTTCACCCCGCCGAAGTCCGCTTGGGACGATCCAGAATTCTCGTTGGCCAATCTAGGAGCCTACTGATGTGGCCATTCCGCAATAGCGAGAAGCGGGAAGCAAGCATCGAAAACTCCACGATTCCCGTCTCCCACGAGAATTTTCTGGCGTTTTTCGGTGTAAATCAGGCGAAATTGCCGTCCGTTACTATCGACAGCGCCTTGACGGTCCCGGCTGTCTTGGCCGCTGTCGCTTTTCTGCCCAGGACGCTTGCGGCGCTTCCGCTGCACGCCTACCGCGAGACAAAAGATGGACCGAAGAAGGCCGGCGGCAAGTTGGAGTCGGTGGTCCACAACGCGCCCAACGACGGCATGGATTCGTTCAAGTTCCGCCAATACTTCTGGACGCAGGTCTTCACCGGCGGCCGTGGTCTGGCCTGGATTGAGCGCTCGGAGAGTAGCCAGCAGGTCGAGGC